TATCTAAAAGCAGACAATACAGGAGAAATTGTTGGTGTTGTCCATAGCCACCCCATTACCCCACCGAATCCTAGCCAGGCAGATAAAATTAGTTGCGAAGATAGTAATTTACCGTGGTATATAGTAAATCCAAAAACAGAACAGTGGGCATATTTAGAACCATGCGGATACAAACCACCATTATTGGGTCGTCAGTGGGTATGGGGTATAACTGATTGTTGGAGTTTAGTTAGAGATTGGTATAAAGAAGAAAAGAATATTGAACTTAGGGATTGGGAAAGACCTACTACATTAGAAGAATTTAATAATAAACCTTTATTTGAAGATTGTGCTTGGCGAACTAATTTTAGAGAACTTAGGGCCAATGAAAAGTTAGAAGATGGAGATGTTCTACTTATGAGCATTTTGCACCCAACTTTAAATCATGTAGCATTATTTTTTGAAGGAGATGTTATTCATCATTTAACCGATAGACTATCTT